CGGCTGATGCAACGCGCGACGAAATGGCTGATGTCGTACATCTGCAAAAACGCCGACGGAGCAATCAGGCCCGACGGTTCAATTCTCGTGTTGATAACCGAACTTGCGTCCGGGTTCGCTGTCTCTCGAAGTTTGGTTTCGATCGCTTCCCGCCAATCGTTGATGTCATCCAGACCGGCGGTCAGGTCTTGATTGCCTGCCCGAACGATCAAGACATGTACACCGTAGCCGATTTCCAGCTGCTTGTTGTTGACTTGCTGGATTGTTTCCGGGACGGGGGCCAGGATCACGCCCGGTAATGTTGCTCCCCGGACCCAAGGCAACTTGCGAATGACGACGTTTGCATCTGGGATAGCCGTGATGTTGCACGCCTTGACGTTCTTTTGTAGGCCGGTCATGCAGTCGTACCAAACAGCCACGTTACACCCTCATCCTGCAATTGACCGTCAGCTTCGTTGCGTCGTACTGGCCACCAAATGCCGCCGGGATAATGACTGCACCCGGAATCACGTCAGTGTCATAAGCCAATGATGCCCCGAGGTTCTTTCCGTGCAAACCATCTCGCAGTGACTCTCGCCATCCCAGGAGCGTTTCCAGGTTCGCCGTGTAATCCTGATTGCTGGGAGTCAAAGCAACAACATCAATCGGTTGAATCACTTCATCGGATTGATTCTGTGCTGCAATTCTCGACGGCTTTCCTGGAGACAAGATCACGCCGCCAGTAGTAAGTCCTGAACGATTCCATGACTGTTTGCGAACGACAACGGTTTCAGCCGTGAACTCGTCAATCGACAATGCGACAATCAAGTCCTTGATAGCTTCTGCACAAAGTTTCCAATCTGATTGATCTGCCATCTCGGAATCAGTCTCAAAATCAGTCCACCTCGATGTAGGTGCCAGTCACGGCGACCGCAACGGCTCCGTCGAGTACCAGCTGAAACGCTTTGTTTGCCGTTGACGTTTCGGCCCAACCGTCAGGGTTTTGCTGGAGGATGAATCCCGGCGGCCCATCAACACCATCGGCATCGAGCGTCTGCTTGTTCGATGAATCAGTCCCGAGCAATACCGATGTTGCGTCATCGGCCGTCTTGAAGTAAACCCCGACCGAGGTTGTCGAAAGCACCCGGACGCAAATTGACCGGATGCGGATTTTTTTGGATGCAACCGCATCAACAATGTCGTGTGTCGCAGCAGTAGCAACGATCTTGTCGAAGCGTTTGATTGTACACTTCTTCGCGTCGTCAAACGCGAAATCGCTCTGCCCCGCAGCTGCTACGTCATACCCGCCTGCTAGTCCCATTGGGTCGCTCCCTGTTTATTTAGGTCCAGGTCCAGGACTTGGCGAAACTTCGTCCTGGCTCGGAGTTTGTGGTTTGTAGCCATGCTGTTTCATCTCTTCGCGCCCGGCGTTCGCCGTAATGTCGAAATTTGCAGCCTGCATCCGCTTTTCCATCGCCGCTCGAAATCGCTCCCGTACGTGGCTCGGCATCCGCCAACAGGTAATGTAGTGCGTCGGCTGACTGCCACTACCCTTGATCGCCGGAACATGAAAAGTGTCTTTGGCGTATGGTCCCATGGCCTCAACGGCGGCCTCGTTGGCATCGTCAACTTTGGCGGCCGTCACGGCGATCAGATGTTGGTCTTGTACTCCCGGTCTCATATCGTCACCCCGTAGACGTTGGCTTCGTATTGTTCGATCTGCTGCACCTGAGCGTCTGTCTTGGCCGTATCGCAGATGGTAATTTCACCGAGTTGACCACCAAAATACTCACTCCCGTGCGACCCAATCCGCTCGATGGTAAACGTCCCAGCAAGCGACTGGGCTCCTTCAGAAGCGTCCACGTCGTCCAAGTAGACATGCACGGCATCGCTGGCGTCTCTTGTCACGGTGAGCATATGCTTGTCGGTTCCCATGGACCCAACCGTAAACGTCTGCGAACTACCGTTGATCTGCACTGTCACGGTCGTATCGTTGGTTAGTGCGATGTAATTATCCGCACCGTTCTCGCCAATCAGCGTGTCATCCGAAGCAGTCGCATCCAACTGAAACGTGACATTGAAAACAAAGCCGCCGGTCAGGTCGTAGCTGGTCAACTCAAAATCATCGTCCACCCCGTCAAACCACCACGAGTCCCGGCCGTTGATGCCCGAGTCCAGCCACGACGGTCTAGATGCGAGTGGGGATGTTTGAGTGGCGTTTCTCGAATTTCCGCTGTAGTCTTCCACCCGCGACACTTCACCGGCTAGATAATTCACCCCCTCCCCCTGTGTCGGCGAGTTTTGCGGCGTCAGGTCGTTGCTATTTGAAGTGCTGTCGGTGCCGAGGGAGGAGGCGTCGTCAAACTCCCAGAACCCGGTAAACGCCGAAGCCAAGTCCGGCATGTCCTCTTCGATCTCCGCGAACTGCCGCCACTGGCCGTTGTTTTGCATGTAGTCGCGTTCGGCTTCGGTGAATAGGCGGGGGAGGAAGCCGATGTTGTCGATGCGGCCGTGCCAATACTGTGGTGGCGAGTTTACCCTGCCGACACGAAACACCCCAGGATTGATTGTTGCCGACTGTCCAGACATATCTTCGCCAGACGCACCTGGAGTACGACGAACGCCATCAAAATAGCACTCCAAATTTCCGTCGCGATTGAAGTTAAGTATGACCGTATGCCATTCGCCAGGCCGCCAGTCTACATCGTAGCTACTCCAAAATATCCCTGAATCAGTTGAATCTTCCACATGAATGTACAGGCGATTATTGACCTCTGCCACAAAACCCCATACGTAATTGCTGCCGTAGTCCCCTGCAGAGAAAAGGGTGGCATAATCGGCCGCAAATGAGTCCAGGTAACCCGCCAAGCACACCCCAAAATCCCCCGTCCCCGGATCGAACGCCGTGCCTGAGTAGGAGAGATACTGGTTGCTTCCATCCAGCTCCACCGCGAAATTCGAGTCAGCAGTCCGCCCACGAGCGATTCCCGGCGCGGCGAGGATTTCGCTAGCTTGGAAGTCAACCGTATCCCAAAGCGTCGTGTCGGATGCCACGGCAGTCGCCAGAGACAGACTCACGTAAGTGGTTGTTGCCGTTGCCCGAAACGTCACGGTTTTCTGTGCCCAAGTAGCATCGTCGAGTGCCGATCCGCTATGGTTTGTGTCGTCCCCGGCTGAAGTGCCAATGAGAATCTTGCCGGTATCTGTGCCGTTTTTGTGGTATACGGTGAGCGTGTAGAGCTTACCAATCACCGTAGTGTACGATTGGTGAGCATAACCGGCAGCAGCCCCGGAATTTTCAACTTGCAGGCAATTGCCAGACTGCCCGCTGCCAACAGAGGATAAGTTGGCGTCCACGGCGGTCCAGTCGCTTGTGTCTGAGTCAAACCCGCCGTTGGTTGTCTTTGTTGCAAATTGTTGACTAAGGTCGTTTTCTCCCCACTGGTCATATCGGTCGCCAGTTGCCTCCAGTTGGTCCCACCCCGACACCGCCCCCCACGCCGTCTTCTGCGCGTCGGTGATTTCGGAGCACAGTCTGCCGCTGCCGGAGTTGTAGGCCCAGGTTTCAATGTCATCCGCGACACCAGATAAGTCCGCTGCCGAGAAAATCATCAGCGAATCCGCCCGGCCGTCTGCGTACTGACCACCGCCGGGCTGAGCACCCACCGTGAACGCCGCCGTCGAATTGACCGCACTGGTCCGTGCCGAGATGTCCAGCGTAATCTTGGTAGTGCCGTTGACTTTGACCACCAGATTGCCGCTTCGGTCAGCATAGGCCGAGATGTAATACCACGTCCCGGTCGTCACGGTACTCGCAGCACTCGAACCACTCGTAGAAGTACCGTCGCCAAACGTCACGGTCAACGAGCCATCGGCATTGGCCGTCAGTTCATATCCAGCATCGCTCGCCAGTTTCGACCAGAGCGTTTGTGCGGCGGTGAGCGTGTCGAAGCAAAACTGACCACCGATGTAGGCATCATTGGTGTCGATGTCGAGTCCGGTTTGGTCGCCGTCCGCAATAGCAAGGCGTTCGTGGTCGTCCGCCGTGAACTGCACCGCGGCGTCTTGGTAATTGCCCCGAGAGGGGGAGAGGTAGTGGGAGGGGGAGGCCTTTGCCGGCGAAAAACTGCCACCCCCGATAATTCCAAATCCAAGATCCATAGAAAAACCTATATCACAAACAGTTCAGTGATCCCTCGTTCAGCAATCAACCTCGCCGCCTCATCAAGCACATCATCCGTCGCATACAGCCACTCACGTTGCGGAATCTTTCGCGGAGGGTAACCGAAATTGTGCACCGCCGCACCCTTGATGCCGCCGTCATCAACCGATTTATCCAAGCCGACTTCCAACGTCCGCCCATGCTGGACCCGCAAAATCGATGCTGTATGCTCTCCGGTTGCCGCAGCAAACAGTGCCCCGGTATCAATCAACTCAGGATGCGGCAAATCATCTTTCCTCGCAGCCCATCGCGTGCCATCCGGTCCTTCGGCTTTGTAGAAGTTCGCCGCAATGCCCTGCTGAATCAGTTCACCAACAGCTTCCAGCGTGTTCGTCAATGGATTGTCTCGCAAATCGGCCGCCATCTGCCCCATGACTTCCGGCATGTCGTCAGCTTTGATTTGCTCAATCATCGCTCAAACCACCACTCAAACCAATCATCGCCAATCACGAAACTTGCTTGCGGCACTGGCACTGATACCGTACCGCCTGCGATCCGATGTTCATCGAAGTGACCGCCAGAATCGACCATGCGGTATTCGCACTGTCTGTAATCACGTCACCAGGGAACGGTTCGCTGCCGCACGTCCCGGCCCACAAATCGAACACCGCGTCATAAACATCAATCCCAATTTCACCGCCGGAAATTGGCGGTTGCTTCGGTTGCGAGCGAACAGCCTTGACCTCAGAATCCGTGAAACTGCCAGACAGCGACACATCTTCAATGCCGTCGATGTACTGGTAGTCATCATCCCAAGTCGTCAGGTCCATCGTGCAACCGCTTACCAAGTGTCGGCTTCAGACACCACTTCCCAAGTCTTGCCGTCCGTCTCCTCGGAAATCAACTCACGAAGCAGTTTGATCTGCTCGCGGAGGGTCTTCGCTTCGTCCAGCAATCCACGCTTGTAACCGAGGTGGTCAATTCCGCTGGTTGCCGCGTTCGGCTTGCCGCCGGCCTTGGTCGCGTCCAGCGCCGCCAGTTCGGCCATCACGGCCGCCAAGCGTTCTTCCGCGGAAGACTTCGCATTTTCAAGATCGGTCAGTGCCATTTGTCACCGCTCGGGTTCAGATGTCGTCCGGGTCGACTTCGGTTTCCGTTTCAACTTCCACCTCAGCCTCCGGAACATCCGGCTTGCCAAGAGCTTTGTCACAAGCTCGATAAATCGTCTCCGCACGTTCACGGCCGATTCCCTTGATCGTTGTCAGGTCGCCAAAAGCGACGATCTTTGCTGCCGTCGTCAGGCCCTTCGATGCAAGCACCTGGGCCGTTCGTTCGGTGATGTCAAGATCGTCCAGCGTCGGGCTGGTGTCGCCAGGATCGTCCGCTGGCTGCTTGGGCGGCTCTGGCTCCGGCGGCTTCTCAGCTTGCGGCTTCGGTTGCTCTGCCTTGGCCTCTGCCACAACTTTTGGCTTGGCTTTGCCATGAACCGGAACCGAAGGCGTAACCAAAACCACATCGTATTTGTGATTGGTCCTGATCTTGCCATGCTTTTCCCGGAATGCTTCGATTGCCGCCTCTTCACTTTCGGCGTCAATCCATTCCGGCTCACGTACCCCACAATGAGAAACGCGATATTTGTTCATCCTGTCACCTCACCTATTGCAGCGGTCGGGTATTGGGGAAACCCCGCCGGAACCCGAAAGCTCCGGCGGGGGCCGGGAGAAACGAGAAGGCAAATCAATCGGGCCGTCAGGCAGTGTTTTGCTGCGTCCGCCGCGGATCGCGAACTGCCTCGACGCCGCGCTCACTGGCCTTCCAGCCAGCAACCACGTCACGGTTCCACTCCTCATAAGAGTTCGCCGGCATCTGCACAACCTGGACCGGCCAGTTCTCCATGTAAGAAAACGCTCGTTTGAAATCGCCGAAATACCAATTGGTTGTCGTGACACTGCCGGCCGTGTACCGAGCGTCAATCACCGGCGAGGAAATCACCTCGTAATTGCCGGGCACCATGTAGTTGTTCGGCACATATGCCTGGTATTGCTGCGTCCCAGCATTGGCATTCGGGTCAACTCGGATTTGAGTCGCGTTCAGGATGTACCTGGCCGTAGCCGCCAACGAGGTATGAACCAAGATCGCCGTCGGGATGACAACGATCGGCTCGCCAGTGTGCGGATCGGTCAGACCCGCAAAGGTCTGCAACGCGGCGTCAATGTCGCTCCAGTTGGCCAGACCGTTCGAAGCAACCACGTTGTCCCAGGGGGTTGTGGTTTGATACGTGTCATATGCCGTACCCTTCCACTTGTAGTTGTTGGTCACACCAAGCACCATGTCGATAATCCGCTTGGACTTATTCAAGCCGAGCCACTCGCCGACCTTGCGAGCGCGTTCGGTGATGAGATTCGTCCTGTCGAAGAAGAGCGTCTCCTTCGAAATTTCGATCTTCAGGCCACGCTTTTTCGTCTCGGGCGTCTCGATGTAGTCTTCGCCGACGCCAACACTCGGGTATGGCTTCAGTTCCTCGACCACCTCAGCCTCGTCACCGATACCAGTAATCCCCGGAATCTTCTCGCCGTTGAACCGCGTCGGCTCGTTGGTGTAGAGCTTCTCGACGGGGGCCATGTACATCTCGTACTCGTCCAGCATCGTCGTGTAGATCAGCTGGCCGGAGATGTTTTTGAACGCGGCGGAGTCGACGGCTTCAAGCATGGTCTGCATGTCGTCGCCGTCACTCTTTCGCGGGTCCATGGCTCGCACGAACTCTTCGCCGATAGGGTCACCCTGACGATCCACAATCAGGGATTCGGCCAGGTCACGAATCGAAAAGTCCGTCGGCTTCAGGTGCTTGGCCTGAAGCGATTCCCGGAGATGGGTCACGCACTTTTGCCTTCCCATCCCCGCATACATTCTCCGCAGTTCGCGGGCATTGATAAGCGGCATGTTCAGTCTCCTATTCGGTGGCCTTGCGGCCGGAAAAATCTGTCAGTTCTGAGATTTTCGGTTCGCTCAGGCAACGCGGTTGTCGGCGTAACCCATGTAGTCGACGTTCAGGGTTTCGGCGTTCCCGCCGCCGTTTTTCACACCACACATCAACTGCATTTCGGTTGCCGATGCGTAGGTGAAGTGAATCGTTGCCACGTTTACGGTGTCCACCCAGAACTCAGCAAACGCCTCGGTCGAGCTTGTGCAAACGACCTTGATCTTGAGTCGCTGGTACGAACTTCCGCCAGCCGTTTCGTCGGAATCCTCATCGGTGGTCGGAGTCTGCGTGCCATTCGATTGCACGCCAGCACGCCATACCGTCCCGCCGTCGACCTTCCACAGGCAGACGTAATCGCCGCTTGCACGCGGACCGCCACCACCATCAATCAAGGCATCCGCCCCAACGCCACTCATCAACCCGAAGATCACGTTTGCGTCATCAGTGTTCTGCTCAGTGAACTGGATGTATGCTTCAGCAACAATCACTTCACCATCGGCAAACTTGACCGTCTCAGTCGACGAAACCATGTAGATTTCGTCGTTGTCGGTCGAACCGGGCGAAAGGGCACAAACGCCCTTCACACCATCGGAGATGGAGCATGTGCCGCCGTCCGTCGCAATCACCTTCAGGCCGGACGCCGGAAAGTTCTCGTAATCGGCCAGTTCCAGGGCAATGTGGCAGACTGCCGAATTCAAGTCAGCGTTCGTGCCGTTCGTAATCGCCAAGGTGAGGTAATCGCCAGCGGACAAGTCGGTCACCGCAGGAGTGCCCATGTCCACGGCAGCGTCGTCAGTCAGGTTGGCGGTGTGCGTCTTGCTGATGATGGTCGTGCCACTCGCAGCCAGCACCCAAGCCGAAGTGTTGTTGGCATCGATCCCCGCGGAGTTTGCCGACACCATTTGGTAAGCACCAATGAGCCGGCTTGCCCGCGGAATCACGCCAAGCAGCGTTGCACCCGTATCGCCGTCAGCATCAGCATGAGCCGTGACGGTGTTCAGCTGCATAATGTGAGTTTGCGGTTGTTCGCAAAAGTCCCACCACTGAGCAAAGTTCAGCGGATCGGGGAATCCAGAAATCGCACTGTCTTTCATGCGAGAATCTCCTGTTTTGCCAGGGGTTTCATCCTGTGAAAATTGTCGGCCTCGCTGTCGGTTTTCAGCTGACCCCAAGCGTGGTCAACAGTAAACCCTCGCGTGCCGACGTGACTTGTTCGAACGGCAGTTGTTGCGAGCACTTTTGCGCCGGCGGCATGGCACATCCGAGAGAACAGCCAGTCCTCCGGGGCAAACTCGACAACGTACTTGCCCTGTTGCTCGTCGTATGTGATCCGGTCGTCCTGCGTGAAGTGAAACTTCAGACAACCGGAATCGTCAGTGTCTCGCCACCACGGCCGGCGGAGGTCGCACAACCAACAGCCCGTGTTGACCAGCAGCACATCACGGCCGCCGGCCCGGATACTGTCGGGAACATCCTCGATGCCGAACGTCACCGGGAGCGATTGCAGTTCAGTCGTTGTGATCCGCCGATAATCCCATTCGTCATCGGGATAGCCAACGGATGTTGAAGACAGGCCCTTTGTGTCCTTGATCGCATTGACAGCCGAAATCACGTCAGCCCCGGTTCGCTCCATCTCGTCCATCAACGTATCGAGCCACCAGGCCGACGGAATCAGGTCGGAATGAAGCATGGCGAAATGGGTCACCTTCGGATTCCCCAGTGCACTCGACCAGAGCACATTGAAGTTTTGCCCGAGGGCCGAACCGTTCCGCGCGAACTGGATCAACGGAACATCTCGTTGAGATGCCAGTTGATAGAACGCCTGGGCAGCGCCAACATTCGGCCGACCTTCACCGGCCGGCATCGCAAGGAACACGAGTTTTTCAGGCTTGTCGTTCTTTTCGTTCATCTCAAAACCCTTCGAGTTGCAGCAGTCCGCGGATCAATAAACAGCGTCCCAATCGTCGTCAGGACAGCAAGGCGCGAGCGAAGTCTTCGGCCGTCTCCGGAAGCTCCTCGCCCTTCGACTCCATGACCGGCTTCCCGCTCCGAGGACGGGGACCACCGGCCGTTGGCTTGGCCGACTTCCAGGTTTCCAACAGGGCTTTCCTGGAATCTTCGGACTTGAGCGAGGCAAGCGATTCGATCATCACTTCCCGCTTGTCCGCAGATTCTGGAACAATGCCGGCCGACTCGATCAAATCACGTGCCTGGTCACGGGCTTCGAGACGGGCAACCTTGGCGGCCAGGTCCGGATCTTTGCTCTCGGCCGCGGAAGTCTCTTCCTCCTCAGAACCGGCGGCATCATCAACCTTTTGCTCCGGCTTGCTCGTCAGCTTCTCGTAAGCCTTGAGCACCTCGCCGATCTTCTTCAATGTGGCCTTCGTGTCGAGTGACTCGTCGTCAAACGCCGCCATGACAGCTGCACGGAACGCTGCCTTCATCTGGTCGGCAGAACCGGCCTCGGGAGCCGCCTCAACCGGAGCATCGGCAGCCGCCGCCATCGGTGCACCTTCCTCGGTCACCTCGAGCAGCAACTTCACCTCCGGAATCTTTTTGTCAAGCGATTCGGCAATCTGCCGAACGGTCTTCTTTTTCGGCATGTCAATCTCCTCAGATTCAAAGAGTCCTCTCGTGGTCGCAGGGTCAGTCACCAAATCGACCGACCGAACACGAGTCACCTTTTCAACAAGCGTCTTGCCGCGCTCGCGTCGGGTTCGTCCCTCCGCATTGTGCGACAGGCCGATAAGCCTTGGATTCCGCTCGGCCGCTTCGCAAATCAAAGCCGCCGACGGGTTGGATTTCAAAACGTGCAGGTCGCCATACAGGCCATCGTTCTTCAGTGAAATGCCCTCGAGCCAACCAACACGATCATTAACACGCCGTTCCGTATTTGGTGCCGACCGGGGAGGGTGATCGATGAAGACGCCAATGCCTTCGTAAAGCTCGGCCGCTTCCCGGATTGCGGTCCCGGTGTACGTCCGACCGTTCGCTGATTCCTTGCCCAAAATCTTGACGTTGCGAATCACGTTATTCTCGTGATCCACATTCAGCGACTTCGATTGTACAACTTCGAATAATTGTTCAGTGCTCATGTGCTACTCTGCTTCGTCTCGTAATCCAGCCAGCAACGGCAGTTCGGATGAGCCGGCGGTCCACTTGGCGAAACTCGCCCATAGACTTCCTTGCCAGTCCCATGCAGCGGCCGGCAAATTGGGCAAACTCGCTCGTCTCGTTCGGTGTGCCAAATCGGCACTAATTCGGTCTGCATCGTCTGCAGCAAGATCAAGGCAATCAGTTCCTCGCCGGCGGAAATCGCTCGGGTTGTTTCGGTAATCGCAATCTGCTCGGCCCGAGGTGAGCCGAGCACTCCATCCAGCGACTCCCGACCGGCAATTGTCTCAATCGTCGTGTCCACAATCTGCCGGGAAAGCTCGGTTGCACGAGTTGCCGCCCAGGCATCAGCTTGAGCCGCAATCCCCTCGGCCTGGTCAATTCCCTGCTCGCCCGCCAGTGCCGCAGCTGCGTCCTGGAAGATCGCAGACAGCAGCGGCCGGGCGGCTTCCTCAATTGCCACGCCAAGCGCCGACCATGATGCTGATGCCGAATTGCGTTGCCCGGATCGGCGGAAAGCCTCGAATTCGTTCAACAACGCGGCAGCAAGTGCAGCTTCATGCTCCCTGCGATTGGCCAGGTCTGGCATTATGGGTAATCCTCCCATAGCAGACTCGCCGCTCGTTCCAATTTCCCTTCCGCCGTCGGCATCGGTATGCCTGCTGCCGGGAGGGTGTTGGAGGCAACCTCAGCCCCTCGCTCTTGCTCTGTCTCGTGATCCAGTCCCTCGTTCTCGGCCCAGGTCTGCCGGCTCATCACGCCGTTGTCGACCAGGATTTTGTGCCGGTTCGTCTCGATGTTTGCATCCCGCGCGGCAACCCTCGGTCCAGTCACGACAAGCGAAACGAATTGCCGAAGCTCCCGGAAGCTGACGCCGAACCGACGGAACCGACCTTGGGCATGGGCGATTTTCAACGCCTTCCAGACAAGCCCTTTGAAATCGCCCCCGTATTGTGATTGTTCCCGTTGGCAACGCTTCACGAACGGAGCTTCGGCAACCATCGTTGAACCGTAGTTGGCATTCGAGGCATCACCGGAAATCATGTATTCCGGCATCTGCCAGGGGGCGCCAATCGTGCGAAGGGTCGCTTGGTCGATCTGCACGAACGCCGGCCCGATTCCCTGGGTTGCAAGCGGAGATTCCTTGTACTCCAGCCCCTTCGATACATCGAGCCACGTCCCCGGCTTCAACCTGGCGACATTCCGCGTCCGGCTCCCGTTCGGCGCCGACTGCGTGTAGCGCCGATAAGCTGCCGTCTGCAACATGCCCTCGACGTTCGACTTTCGCGTCCCCTCAGCATGTTGCCGGACACCCAGAATCGCAGACAGGATCGCAGCCCCCTTCACGGCGTTTCGTTCGAGCTTGCCAACGTTCGTCAGGTACTCCTGCACGGCATAGTAACTCGAAATGCCCCGCTTCACGTTCCCGTCAACATTCAGCTTGATCAACGAAAGCCGGTCCTTCGGCATGTAATCGAAATCGCTCGCATTGTCCGTCCACTGCACGAAATAGCCGTGAACATCCTCCACGTCGCCAGCGGTAGAATGCACGCCAAACGACCAGTCCGACGGGCCGTCCCAGCCAATGTAATCCTCGATGTCTCGTGGGCTTTGCGGCTCTGTGATTTGGTCCGGCTCGATCAGTCGCACGACCGGGATTGCATCCTCCTCCTCGAACAGGGCAATCACCGCTTCCCCGTCCCGGATCGACCGAACGAAAATCTCTTCCTCACGGCAACCATGGCAGTTCTGCCAACGGTTCTTTTCGAGGAATTCGTCAACGGCAAATTGGACCGCCCGAACCAACTCGTCGTCGCCGCCAACCTTCCCCTGGGCTTTGTAGGTGAACCCCGTCCCAACAATGAAGTTGAGGAGGTTCTGCATGATGTTCTGGGTGTAGGGGCTGGTATCGTAGAGCAGCCGGGAAGCCCCGCGGATCGCTGCAAGCTCAATTTCCGTCTCGAAGACGTGCCGGTTCTGCCCGCGGTTCCGATCGCTCTTGAGAGTGACCGGATAATTTGTTCTGGCGTAGCCCCAATCGTCGTCATCGTAGAGCCACTCCAGCCGGTCAACAGGATCGCCCCAAGCCTCGATCAGTTCCGCGAGAACCGCCCCGGCTTCTTCTCGCACGAGGCGGTTCTCTTCGCGGAGCCGCTGCAACTCGGCTGCATCCGCCGATTCCCGCTTTTCCGTCGCTATGTCGGCAACAGACTCAGACAACTATTGCCCTTTCTCGAGGACGAAGATTCTGTGTTCGTGGTTCTCGATCTTCCGGTCATGCTCGGCAATCTTGGTGTAATGGTGCTCGTGAGATGTCCGACGATGTTCGCAGTTCGTTTCAATCGTAGACACCTTTTGGAACAGCTTGCCGAACATGAAACTGATCACGATTAAGTTGACGGCGATCGCAAATATGATCGTCCAGAATTCCATTTGAGGCATTGCACCCTCTATTGCTGCTGCATTCCGCGATCAACCAGCGTCCGGATCGCAAATGCCCCATAGCTCCAGTTGATCTTGCTCAACGGTTCAATGTGGAATCCTTCATCACCCCGAGAACCTCGGAGTGAGCCGACCAGCCAATCACGACCGCAAAGCCCTTGAGCAATGCCGTCGCCACCTCGGCAACGCTGGTCATGTCGTACCACTCATCGATCCGGTACTTGGCAGCCACATCCCGCCATCCGTCCGGCGGGTTCGCTCGCCAGCCCTTCGACCGCGGCCAATAAGATTCCGGCAAGACGCCGGTATTGCGAGCAAACTCAAGATTCCGGTCAATGTTCGAACCTCTGTCAACACCGCCGGAGGTGACCCGATAAATCGACCAGGGATTCAACTCCACGAACGGGTAACCGGCACGTTCGGCAATCACCTCAATGCCCTGGGCCGTGCTCTCCGTCGCACAGCTGCCAACACCGTCCTGGTCCTTGATCTGATTCACGTCGCGCCGGCCGTGGAACGCCTCGCCACGCTGCTCCCGGAGTTGCAGGATCTCGTCCCACTCCCGCGGATCGCTGATCACCTGGATCTTCTCGCCGAGGAGCGGGGCCAGGTCGCCCGGTCTGGAGTCTCGTGGGAGGCAGCCCTTCGCGCGCCCCGGTGGTGTAACAAGCCAATTGTCACTCATTTCGCCAACGCCTCCTCCACGATCGCAATCGCTTCCTGTGCTCTCCCCGGCAAAGTCTCAACGACCAAATAGGCCCCGTCGTGCTGGTCGGTAGGTGGAACAGTTACCATCAGGACAGGCAGAGCCACCTCCCGACGGTTCGCTTCCCCGATGTAGCCCTGGAGCCACCCCGACCGCTGATCCGGATCGGCGATCCGGTACCACTGCCCCGCTTCCTCGAGGTGCCTCCGGAGGGTCTGGATCACCGCGGCTTCTCCCGGCGTCCGGGTGTGAGTCTCGCTGATCACCAGGACGAACCGATCCCCCGGAGGCACCGGATCGGGGTCCGGGTCCGGGTCCGGGCGAGGGTCCGGGCGATCGTCACCCTCCACGGCAATCATGTGCTCGACCAGCTGGTTGCTGCCCTGGTTCCAGTCAATCAATAACCGATACTCGCCGGCGGCATCCGGCTGAATTCGAACCAGCGGCTGCATCGTCGCACCAGCGGCCCCAAACACCAATTCCCCTCGCACCTCGAGCGGCTCCAGCGGCTTGCCGGGCGAAGCCAGGTAGGCAACCATCCGTTCCGGCCCCATCAGCCAATCCAGCTGGTCGACGAGCGGCTTGGCGAGGTCCAGCGGCGGCGTGCCTTGAATTCGCAGCGCAACCTCGTTACCAACTTCGGCTTCGTATGGTCCGTCAATCGTGATGTCGGCCGAGAGGGCAGTTGCACAAACGAGCAATGCCGCGGCCAACGCATAGAAGGGTTTCATTTCACCACCTCGATGACAGGGGATTTTCGCGAACGTGGTGAATACTCAGAATGCCGAGAACATCTCGATAATCTGCAAGATGATGGGAAGCAACGCCTCGATGAATTCGAGAATTGCGTCCCAATCAACGCCAGGCTCGGCATACGTCTTCGGGTTCTCGGCCGCGATCTGGGCCATGATCTGGCCGGCGGCAATCGTCGGGTCTTCCGCCAACTGCCCCTTGCTCTTCAGGTCTTTCGCGACCCGAGCGATGTTGCCGAACGTCAGCCCGAGCCGTCGCCGCTCAAGGATTCCCATTCGCCTACCAACCTTGCCATTGTTCTCAGACATTGCAGCTACTCCGTTCTTTCTGGAAATTGCACAAATCATCAGACACGATTCTGAGCCTTCTTCCCGAATCTCGGCCCAAACATCCGCACCGCAAGCCACCGGATGAACGCCGGAAACCACGGAACGCCATTCGCTCGCATCGCTGAGTAGAAAACCCAGTGTGCATCAGCCGACGGAATGGGCTTCTCGACACAAAGCCAGTCGTGCACCACGGAAGCCTCGCGGGTTCGGCCCTCATAAGGCATACACACCCGCCAAAAAAACCGCGGAGAAGACAGGCCGTTTAGCCGGAAGCCGGCCGGCACACGCCAAGCCCGCTCGAGCGGGTCCACGAACACCACGTCTTCAATCAGGATGCACCGATGCGAGTCACGGCACCAAGACACCATCACCACCGGCAGACAAGCCGCCATCGGGCGATTGGTGAAATCCCGCCGGGGATTGGCGAAAAAACCGAACTTTCGGGAAGAAGCTCGCATGAATCCATCTTTTCACACGAGCAGCCCGACCCCCAAATTTATCCAGAACCCCCTCTGCAATACGGTATCCACGCAATTCGGCTGATTCTCGTCTGTTCTGACCAACCTTCGCGGATTTTTCGGCACATCTCGCGGATCTCGTCCGGCGTCGGGTCACGAGAGCCCTGCCAGATCCGCTCCACCACGCTCGAACTGACGCCGGCGGCCTTGGCGATCTGACATTTTGCCACGCCCATCCGCAGCATGACCGCAATTCGTCGTTCGGCTTGTCTGGGAACCCTTTTCACACTGCCACCCGGTCGAAATCGCCAAAGCCCTCATCCTCTTCCTCGATCAGCGGCGGGTCGGAGTTTGCAGCCTCCATCAGCAACGGCAGCACAATCGCGAGAGCAATCGCCCGGTCTGCGTGCCCCTGGTCGTCCGAAATCGCCTCCAGCTTGAACCCGTACCGCCGCTCAACGATGGTCAGCCGGAACAGGTCTTCCTTCAGCCGCTCGTCCGGGTAAATCTGAATCCGGCGGCTCCGAAATGCCTGCAAAATGTCACGGGCCATCATGTCGAGGTTCTTCGGCGTAAATGGCATCTCGAGCATGGGAACGCCATCATGAGCCAATTCTTGAGCCATGAGCAACGCCTGGTTCGGATCAAAAGCACAAAGCGTCAAGTTGTACCGCTCATAAGCCTCCAGGACGGCCTTGCGAACCGCAATAAGATCCACCTTGCCGTCGGGGCCTGGAGCCCAACTTTGAACATTGGCAATGCGAACAATTCCCTGACCAAATTTCGTGGCACCAACAACCAGTGCCGAGTGGTCATTCTTTACGCCCAAATCCAATCCGGCAGCAAAAATCCATTCCGAACTAAGGCGTCCATCTTGAACTGACCGCATCGGCCCAGAAACTTTTTCCGCCTCTTGGATTTTCTCTGCAAGCTCCAGTTCTGCTTCGTCTGCCGTTCCAGCCATCGGTCCCGTCAGCACCACGGCCGCCTCGATGTCCCCCACCTCCAACGCATCGCCGGCTCCGTGCACCCATTCATTCCGCCACAGCCGCCGGTAAGCCGACGCCGGAAGCATTGCCTCCTGCTCGGCCAGCTGCTCGGACGTGATCCAACTCGCAACCGGCCCATCGAGCCTATGGAAATACCACCGCGGCGAAGTTCTGGCCCCTTCCCGCACCTTCCATTGCCAAGACTTCCCGCGGCCGACGCCGGCATTCGCAATCACGACCAACATGCAATGCCGACGCTTCCCGGCGCTCGAAAAGATCGTCGCCCACTGCTCATGCGAATTCTTCCCAATCCAGTGAGTCAACTCGTCGCAAATCACGAAATCCGGGTTTTGGCCGTAACCGCCGGCGGCATCGCTGCTCAAGATTGACAGATTCGAATACGTGACCTTGTTCCGGACCCCGTATTGCTGAATCTCAATGAACCGGGCCAGCCACGAATTCAGCCGCAACAGCCGCCGCATCGCCGTTTTGACTAATGCGGCCTGCTCCTTGTCAGCCGCCATCACGTTCCCGGTCAACTGGTACTTCGACGCGAAAAGCACCCACAGAGCCATAGTCGCAATGCCGGAGGTCTTGTCGTGCCCCCGCGGTCGCTCAAGATACGCCCGCCTCACCGCCTCCGGCTTGTTTCGCCAAGCCACATTCTCCCAGCCGGCGTCCAACGCCTCGTAATCCGCCCGCTGCCAATCATCCATGACTTCCCCGAGCGGCTTCGCCCCCCGATCCGTATCGACCCGTAACACCTTCCGAAAAAGTGCCGGCGATCGTTGCAGCCTGCGAATCTCCTCATCCGAAATCGGACGACGCTTCGCCAATCTCACAACCCTTCAAAATCGGGGCCACCGGAGTCACCGAATCCCTCGGAACCATCAGAGCCATCGGAACCTTCGGAGCCAGCTTCGGAATCAGTTTCCAGATCATCCCCATCACCGTCCCCGTCTTCGTCCTCCCCATCCTGGTCAACCCCCAAAACTCCATCCCCCAATTCCTCGTCCTCGTCCGCCCCGTAAAAATCAACCTCGCCCTCCTTGTCCTCCTCCAACCGCAACTTCGCAACCCACCTCGCCCGCTTCTCCGTGTACTCCATCATCTTCGTGTCAAATTTGTAACGCTCCGACGAACGCATCTTCTCGTTCTCGTCCCGCAAATACTTCGCCGCCTTCAAAATCATCCCATGAGCCATCACCGCACCGGCAATGCAACAATGCTCGTCATCCGTGATCCGACCCCTCGCCGCCAATACCAACGTCTCCAGCCGAAGACGAAATTTCATCATCGCCCGGTCAATCCGATGAAAACCCTTCGGACTTTTCGGCAACGTAAACGGCCGCTCACTTCGCAGCCCGTGACGATAACTCAAAAAATTGCCCGGCTTCGCCCCCACCGTCTTCGCCATCGTCTTGTCAACGTCGCATCGCTTCATCCGCAAAGGACCGTCACCAGACCCGCTATTTTTGTCAGGTTCAACAGACATTATTCGGCACCGATGAAAGAACGGACATTGACTGCGTGTTTTGGAAATTTTGGCGAAAATATGCGGCCCGGCCCCAACCCCGACCGGCCCCCGCCCCCTCCAGATTCACGACCGGGGAGGGGGTCGCTCTGATGGCTGATCAGAGCTTCACGCCTGAAACGCCGGGATTTCGCGGAATCGGTCAACGTCATGGTTACCAGTTTCCGTAACTGTAGTCAAGATGATTACACTTTTCCGTCAACTGTACGGCTCGCCTATACACTCCCCGTCTGGGTGGGTCGCTGCCGCGCAGCATTTGACCGCTTCTGGCGACTCTCTTCCCACAACCCCCAGTCAAACGCCTCAGGATCGCTTCCTGCGGCTTCCCACCACTCATCGAGGGTTTGGTCCTCTCTCGGCCCTGCGTTGAATCCTGGGCGACCTGAGAGCCATATGACACGATTTCCATCTGGGTCGGTCCATTGTTCGTAGTTGGGTTGTTGGGTTTGGTGTTGTTTTGGTGGTTGGTTGCCTGGTTGGTTTTGGTGTTGGTCGAGCGGCTGGTTGGTTTCGCTGGTGAGCTTTTTGCGGATGGGTTTCAGGTCAGGCGAGTAGCGTTCGTTGATGAAATCATCGTCGGCGGTGAGTTTAACGAGGACGAATTCCCGGACCATGGATTTTGCTGGTGGTGGGTTGCAGCCATAGCATCTCGGATTTTTGTCATGGGCGATCCAGTAGAGTTCGAAATTGCAATTTGGGCATGGGCCAAGGAAGGATTTTTTGTGTGACTGA